TGCTTGATCTCTTACAATTTCACTCATTGCCGTATAAGTCTGATCACCTAAAGGTATAGCTCCAGTATTAGTAGATTCAACCCTCTTTACAGCACCTCCACCTAAACCGTATGTTGAGTTAGGGCCTCCAGGAGCATCTAAGTATGCCCAGAATCCAAATTTTGCAAGCATACCGGCCGTACCTCTTGAGTGAAATGCATCATTAGTTAAGTTAATTAATCTGTTATATCCATTTTCATAAGAAGCACCACCTAAGGTTGGTATAGTGCTCATGTTAATTACGTTCCAGTTATTTTCAAGAAAAGCAGTGTTTCTAGGTTTTGCAACTTTTTCATATCTTTGTAAAGTGACACTTAAGTTAGAAAGTAGTCCATGTCTAGTTAAGTGTAGTCCAGATCCCATACCTGCTATCTGTAATAGTGTTGTAGCTGGGTTATATACTCTTGTAGCTCTAGACACTATATTTGGAATTGGAGTTATTAATGCTCTATTCTTTTCTAGCTTTGGTGCAGTTAATTGCAATCCTATTTGCTGCCCTATAAATAGTAAGCCAGCAGCTCCTCCAGCCATAAACTTAGCAATTCTAACACTGTCCATTAAAGGTCTTTCTATTGCTGCAATTCCACCTCTAACTAAGTTTGAAGGCATTGAGAATATCTCACCTCCTCTATTCATATAGGGCCCAACTCCAAAGCTTCCCCAGAATTGTGGTTTATGCTTACCTACCCTTTGTATACCTCTTAGTATAAATGGCTGCTTAAACCACCCTAAGTTTGGTGTTGCATCATCCCTTAGATTAAACTTATTATACTGCTCAATAATCTTTGAGTCTTCTCTCTTTGCAATCTTATCTAGATTAATGTCTGTATTTGATAATTTCTTATTCTTAAAGTCTTCTATAAAAGGAGCAGCAGTATCTTTTGGTGTCATCTGGTTAAATGATTTCTTATTTTCCCAAAAGTCTAATAGACTAGTTTGTTTTTTAATAAATGCCATTAGAATATCCCCTTTGCACCACCAGATAGTGAGATTATCTCACCAACCTTTTGACCATCCATTGTTACTTCCATACCTAGTATTGCCTTTTCTAATTTATCTAATCTGTCTACAATCTCAGAAGAGCTTTTGTCTCCTCCACCTGATTCGCCACCACCTAATACTTCTCCTAAAGTGCCACCTAATACTGATCCTAGTAGTAATAATGTTGGTAGCATTGGAGTAAGTAGTAATAGTGATGCAGCTAGACCTACAATTGACAATGCAATCGATCCAATACCTAGTGCAACTGTAAATAATGCTCCACCTAAGCCTGCTAAAGCTGTTAATTCTGTAGATAGTGTTGGCATTACCATTCCTAATGCTGCTAGTGCACCTACAAATGGTGATAGTACAGCTAATCCTATAGCAAGTACTCCAAGACCAAATCCTAATGCAATGAATGAGAACCCTAATGCTGCTAGTGATAGTGGGTTTACTGCTGCTAGTGCAGGTAGTGCTAGCCCTAATGCAGTTATTGTTTCTGCTCCTCCAGCAGCAGAGAATGCTAATGCTCCGACAGCTGCAAATACTAAGCCTATGCCTAATGGTATTAAAGCATATCCCATAAGTAACATTGCTGGTATTGCAGGATACATCATCATCATTCCTATTGCAAGCTGAGGTAGTACATCTATTAATAGTAAGAAGTTAGGTATTGCCATTGACATTACATATAAAGCGGCTGCTAATACTAATACTGCAGCAGCTACTATTAACATTGCAGCAGCACCAGCAATAATTGCAATTGCACCTACTCCCGACATCATAATTGCGCCAATAAGTGCAACTGCAGCTACTAGTGCTAACATAGATACTACTGCCATTCCAATTGCACTCCAACTAACTTTCATAAATTCTTGGACTGCCTTTCCAAATATAAATACTGCAGCTGCTACAAGTATCATTGCAGCAGCACCAGCAACAATATTTTTCATATTTTTACCTACCTTTGATACACCCATATCTGATACACCACCTTTAGGAGCTGCAGGAGATGATGATGGTGAAATTGCATCTGTCATCCCTCCAGTCTTATTACCTCCAAACATTGCCTGCATACCTTTCATTAAACCAAATTGTATAACAGCTTGAGCGGCTGCCATCCCTAACTGAGTCATTGCCTGAACAGCACCTTCACTTAAAGAGTTATTTTCAGCAAGTATTTCACCTGTAGCTTCATAATGTTCTTTAGCTTCTTGAGATAAACCAGCAACCTTTTCTTGATTTGCTGCCATGTTAATTATATCTGGTACTGACATACCTAATGCACTTGCAAAAGCTTCTTGTTCAATTACATTCATTGCCTGGAAGTCTGCTATACTTCCTACATTCTTAAGTATCTCTTCCATCACAGTAGCTTGATCACCTGCTAGTGCAGCCTGTCTTGCCTTATCTAAGTTAAGTGTTCTACCAAGTAATACCTCAGCCTCCATTTGCTTTTCAATACTAGATTCTACATCTAATAAGCTTCTTCCTGCATCAACTACAGACTTAACTTCTATACCCAATTGTTTTGCACCTACCGATGCCTCAACAAAGCTGGCAGCTCCATCCTTACCAAACCTTGAAATTTCTTCTGTACTACCTGCCATATCTGCTAATACAGCTGCTGGTGCTACTCCTCTAGCCCTTGCAAGACTTATTGCCAAATCATCAGCATTAAGGCCTGCATGTGCACTCTGTTCAACCATCTCTGCAGCTTGGTCAGCTGACATTCCAAATCCTTCTGAAAGTACAGCTACCTTGTCAATTGCTGCATCCATCTCTTCACCTGTTAGTGCAGTATTCATGTAAATTGAACCAACTGCAGCAGCAGCTTCCGTTGCATCTACACCCATCATTCTAAACTTAGCAGTAGTTTCAGCAACTTGGCCTGTGATTTCCATAGCCTGGCCACCTACAGCTCCTAAAGTTTTTACTAGTTCTCTTGATGCCTTACCTACAGCACCTATTTCTTTCATAAGCATACCCATTGCAACCACACCTATCATCTTAGGGTCTTTTGCAAGATCAGAGAACTCTTTTGCCTTATTGCCTAATAAGTCATACTCATCAGCCAGCTCCTTAATCTTATCCTTTCTCTCTTCTTCTAAGCTTTTTATATCTTCTTGTGTTTTTTCAAACTCCTCTGCAGCCTTTTGTATATCTATCTGAGTCTGTAATATCATCATGAATGCGCCATTGACTTTATAACCAGCCTTAGCTGCATCCTGCATCATTTGATCTTGTGCACTTAATAGTGAGTTTAGCTTCTCACTGGCTGTAAGATTGTCAGACATTGCATCTTGCATGCTTTGAGTAGCAGAAGCCATTACGTCTGCAGCTGCACCACCTTCCTTAAGGTGACTTACTGTGCTTTGTAGCATTGATGCAAAAGACTTAGCCTCTTTATTGGCATCAATATAGGCATCTCTTATCTCTTTAGCACTATTAGCTGCGTCGTCTGACATGGTTTATCCCTATGCGAAGTTTTTTAACTTATCTTTAATGTTTGGAATCTTTTTGTCTATTGTTAGCTTAAAACCATCTGGAACTTTATCCCAAGATCCGTATTTCTTTTCTAAAGTTTTTGCTAATTTTACTACGTTATCTGCTGCCTTTGCGTGTTGATTCTTTGCAGCTGCTATTTTTTTGTCATAAGACATATTAACAGCATTCTTATGTTTTGTTGCTACCTTATCTAGCAAACCACTAACTATACCTTGAAGTGTAGATAGTGGTCCGAACTCTTGTATATGAGATTTTATCTCGAGCTTTATTAGATCCTTAAGTTGCTTTCTTTTATCCGACATTAATAGTTTCTCCTAATTAATTTAGTTCATATATAAATATCAGATAGTGAAAATATCTAACGACTTGGTGGCGAACTAAACCCAGGTGGTCTTGAGTTAGATGAACCTTTGCCTTTAGATGCACGCCTTTGAGCCTCATTTTCTTTTTTCATTTGTTCTTCAAGCTCTTTCATGTAGAACCTTCTCATCCATATAGGTAGATTATATACGTCCGAGAACGAGAACCCACCACCTGAGTGGTATACAATTTGAAAGATTGTTTTATGAAGGGCAGGTCTATACGCCGGCCCCAGGCCAAAAAAAGTTGACACCGAGTGGCAGCTTCATTTGCTGCTCGTTTCCTGTTGCTTCACTAAAGTACCAAAATGTCATATCAACATCTGGTGAGATCTCTGTAATATGATCTCTAAATGCTTTTGAGTCTTGTGCTAAGAATTGATTCTTTACAAACTTGTTAACAGTAATTTCTGAATCATCACCATCAACTGCTACTACCATGTATCTTAACCTTGTAGTAAACTCTTGTCTTGGATCATCCTTTCTCTTACCTCTATTAGACTTTTTAAGATCAAGTCCAATCTTTACCTCATCTCCATGATTAAGTATTTTCCAAGTAAGCTTCTTCTTTGATACCGGTAATTCAAATTCAAACTTATTTATGCCTTCTTCAAATTTTGCATTATCTAAGCCATTCTTATGTTTAAGTTCTTGTAGGTCTACCTTTACCTTTTCTTTATCACCTGTCCATGGGTCAGAGATTTCAACCTCGTATTCTGCACCATAACCTAATATCCTTGCAGCTACCATAATTGCATTTTTGTCACCTAAAAGTAGCTTATGATAAGGGATGCTTCCAACAACTAATGCTTTTAGCAGCTTATCAATAACAACGCCTTGCTGAATTAAGTTTTGTGAGGTAAGAATATCTTCCTCCTTAGCTGTCATGTATTTTATCTCTACCTTACCTGATCTTAGTGGGTTGTCTTTTTCATATAATACTCCACCTGAGGGTAAGTCGATCATCTCTGTTGGGAAGTCATGCTTTAGCACACCTCCATCAGTTTCAAAATCTTGTACAAGTTGTTTTTTTAAGTCTTCGTTTCCAGTTTTGTTCTTTTTAGAACCTGGATAATCAGTGTCTAGATTGTCTACCATTGTAGTTCTCCTTTATTGTTTTTTAATAACCTTATATATAAATATAACTATAGAAAAAAAATGCCCCGATTAAGGGCATCTTTTTCTAATTTTGTTTTTTGTTAATCACCAATCTTAAGATAGTGGGTGATATAGGTTTGCGTCTGTTACTATTACTACTACTACAGCTTTCTTTCCATTTGTTAATGTTGGTTGGAATGATGTAGTCATTGATACTAATTTTGTACTATCAATGGTGTCCAAGTAGTCTGAAACTGCCTTAGCTAAAGTTCCTGCAGTTGAAGATATCTCTCCACCTCCAGTAATGTCACCCGTTATTATCTTTGTAACTGTATCAAAATTTGCCATTCAAATTCTCCTTAGTATTGTAAGATTGCGTAGTCGTAAGCTAGTTCCAATGATATATTGATTGGGTCATCTGTTGCCCATTCCAAGTCACCGAATGTTGCGTTAACTGGAAAAGCACCTTTCAATGTCCATTCCTCAACCTTATCACCTACAGGTCCAAGTACATTAATAGTTACATCTTTCTTATAAAAGTCTGCATATCCTGCTCTACCTGTTACTGATTCATATCCTAGTCTAACCCATTCCATTACAGATTGTGCACCTGATGGTACAACTGGATCATACATTTCTATTGTTACGTTTTCCCAATTTGCCTTCCCTTGGATCTTTCGTTTTGTATTAATGTGATCTAGTTCCTTTGCTTCAATTGCAATGTTTGGTCTATTAACCTTCTTGCAAATAAAACTTGGGATACCATCAACATATAATACAAACCTATTTGATGTTTTAGGTTGGAATGCTGTGAACATAAGTTCATTAGGGTCTATTACTTGAGCCATATTTTATCTCCTCTTAAATTATATCTATTATTCACCAAAAGTTGCACCAGTTGGTAATACGTTAAAGTCAATTACTATAAATTCTGCTGCCTTAGCCGGTTGTAAGAATATCTCACCTTTTAAGATGTTTCTGTCAATTACATCAGGTGTATTATTTGATTCATCCATTACTACTCTAAAAGCATACAAACCTTGCTTTGTCTGTACATCTGCCATATATGGATTCACAGCTGATAAGAATCTATTTCTTGTTGCTGCAGTATTATTTTCGAATACTAAGAATCTTGATGTAGATGCAATAAACTTCTTAAGTCTAATTAATAGTCTTCTAACATTTACACGGTCAAGAGCAGATGCCTTTCTTTGTAATGTTTTCTGTCCCCAAGCAGCTACACCTTGTCCAGGGAAAGTTGCAATAGGGTTAATGCCTTTTTCATATAATGTATCTCTGTCTACATGAGGTAATTTTCTCTCTGCTTGAATTGCAGAATCAAGCCCACCTCTATTTAAACCTGCAGGAGCAAACCATTCATGAGCAACTTGATCATTGAATGCAAAGACTCCGCCCATTAAAGTAGATGCTGGCACCCATATTAATTGGTTAGTTGAAGTATCATTTGTCAAACACCATGGGTAGTACATTGCACCATAAGATGAATCATAATTATCACCAATAGCTGCAGCCGTAGCTACATTTGAGTCCCATTTTACAGGGTCAAGTATTGCCATACAGTCACCTCTATCCTCACATGAAGACAGAATTTGAGCTGCCAGTGCACTGTGTTCTCCTGCAATTACACCTGGTACTAATAACATGTTAATATCATAATCATCTGCGTTACCCATTAAAAGTATTGCAGAGTATAATGCATCACATGAAGTTAGCGTAGAGTAGTCATACCCTTGAACATTTGTTGAATCAATAGTTTCATTCCAATTTGCATTGGTACTGTTTGGTCCAGCACTTCCATCACTACCTCCAGTAAATGAACCTGACCAGACCCCTCCAGTAACTACCCTAGTTGGTAGTGAACCTGTTGCAGAGTTTAACCTTACAGTCCCATCTTCTAATAAGTAGTTTGGAGTTGCTTTTGCAACACTTGAAATTCTAATATATTTAGATTTGTTTGGATATTTACCTGTAGTCTTAACATATCTTGCAGTGCCTGAGCCTGCAATAGTATGTGTTTGGTTTCCAATAACTCTTTCAATATAGTTATTAGAATTAGGATCAAGATTAACACCGTTCCAAGATTCTAAAGCAATCTTTCTCTTCTTAGAGTCATCACCTCGTCTAATACTTAGTGTAAAGCTACCTTTTGTGTCATTCACAGAACTTACTTCTAATCTTAGGTTGTCTCTATCACCTTTTGCATTTAGCATGTGGTTTGATATTGACCCTGAACTAGTTTGTAATACTCCATGTGATAATGTTTCACATGTGAATGAAGCAGTAATGATTGCTTGATCAGCATAATTATTTGTAGCCTCTGTTGCACTTAATGATGCAGATACTGGAACCTTACACGTTGCAGCAGTATAACTACCTGACAACATTCTAACTACAGTTAGAGCACTTCCGTTCTTTAAGTATTCTTTTGCAGCAGTATTTGTTAAATACGAATAATTCTTTTTATCTGCATCAGAACTACCTGAAGTAACTATGTCTCCAAATATCTGTACATATTCACTATAATTTGACACCATTGTTGGTGCCATTGCCGGACCTTTAGCTGTTGGTCCAATAACAGCAGCACCAATCTCACCTACAGCTTGTGGTAAGAATGATAAATCTTTTTCCGAGGTAAATACACCTGGTGATACAATTTTCTCAGCCATTTATTTCTCTCCTATCTCTTGTTTTGATATAATATCCAATACGTTTATGTATTCTATTCGTTATATAAATATCAGATTAAAACTGTAAAATTACGATTTTGGTATAAACTCTCCTTTGTCCATATCAATTGTTCCTTCACCATATTTTAATCTTAATGTTTCACCAAGCTCAACTTCGTCTTTCTGTAGTATGCTTAGTTCTTCAAGTACTAATGCTTTTGAATTTTGCAGCATTGCTTTTTGAATTTCTATTCCGCCTAGCTTATCTTGTGTTACTAGATATCTTTCTCTTGTTTCTTTTAATTTTGTTAACTCGTCTGTTGTAAACTTCTTGTTCATATTTTCCCTTTATTAATTTTGTTAAAACTTATTTATATTATCTTCTTTATCTTTGCCCTATTGGGTGGTATCCGTTGTTTGAGTTTCCTGATTCAACATTCACAGTTTCAGATGCACTTACATCTAAGCCTGTAGGTGTTATTGTTTCGGAAATTTGTATTGTTGTGTGTGATATTGCATCTTCAGCTTCAGAAGCAATCTTCTTCTGTAGTATATCAGGTATTAGGAAGCCTGATAGTGTTAGTGAGAAGTTTGATGTTATCACCCTGTCTGCTCCAGACTCAATCTCTGTTGCATTCTCAAATGAGTCAATTTTACTCTTAAAGTTGTATCTCTCTTTTTGTCCCCAGTATGAACCCTCAGCATAGTTAACAGCTTCTATTATAGAGTTCATTTGTTCTATAAACTCAGTGGTCACAACAAAGTCATAACTTAGATCTACATAGTCAGGCACAACAACTCTTTTATATGTCTTCTTCTTCTTAAAGCCTTGAAGTGTGTGGAAGTTATCATATTGATTTGCCACGTTAAAGTTGTTTTCAAAGCCTTGATACAATTTAGGTGAATTTGCATCCATCTTATTTCCGAGACCTCTTTGCTTTTCAATCCCTGTTCTCTTAAACATAATTAAAGGTAGTTGTATCTTGCCTTTATTATCTCTATACACTCTACTCTTTTGAATACTAGACCATCTTTCTGGGTTTCCGTACATTATTGGCACTTGAACTCTTTGGCCTGTACTATCAGTTATTTCTGGCATTATTGCATTTTCAAAATAGTCTATTATAACACTATCAATGTCAACTAAGCCTAGCTTTATATCTAGCTTCTTAGCTATCTTCCCACTTCTTACCTGCTCACCTCTGTGACCTATGTTTGGGTTAACTCCTGCAGCCCTTTGATCTTTATTTAATTCTGAATTTGCCATATTATATATTGTCCGGTATTATGCCTGCATTTCCTATACTAGTATTCTCTAGTGATAAGCTACTTCTTCTTGCCATGTGAGTTTTACATAGTATTGAGATGCTTGAACCAAAGTCCTCACCAAGAGTTGTTGTATCAGGATTGTGGGCCATATGATATTGCTCATCATTTACTGAGTCAACTTCCCAATAAGATGCATCCCACTTAAATATATCCCCTACCTGTATTACAAGATTAATATCTTTTATTGTTTCTCTAACAAATGCAAAATTACAAGCTTGGCTAATGTCTTCGCCCATTCCGTTGTCTGCCCACTCCTTGTCTTCAGGTGTGATTATACAACCTACTCTTACAGCCGTCTTATAAATCTTTCTAACAGCCTCACCATACACATTCTCTTTTGTAAGTGTATTTGATATCTTATAAATATCAATTTCTGTGCCCAGAATTCTGTCTACTAGCTCATCACTTAGCTTTCTAAATAGCTGTGTGTCTCTGTTTCCTGAAAATAGTGCCATAATTATCCTATGTATATATTAAGTGGTACCTTGTTAATAGTCTCTTGGTGGAAGTTTGCCTCATCATTCTGCCTTTCCATTGCATTTCTTCTAGATGAAGCTTCTAAGTCTTCTCTTAGTTCTGATACTAATGCTTCCTTCTCTGCCAAACCTTCACTTCTTAGTGTGTCTCCATCTAAGCTTAATGCTTCACCTGGTGAAGGTATACTTCCATACTTACTTCTTACTATACCTAATAGCTCTTTTGCAAGTGCTAGCGTATACTTTCTTATCCATTGCTTTCCTGGGTTATTTATGTGTACATACTCTATGTGGTTGTATGTTACATTTGAAAAGTCTGATATTTTCGTTGATGTTCCCGAGGAATTATCTCTATCATCTGTTTTAATATATTGGAAGTGCACCTTAAAGCTTCCAGATGGTATTGGGAATAGACGCATTCTATTATTTTGTATCTCAAATCCATAAGCAGACTTTCTTACAATATCATTAAATTCAATAGCTTGAACCCTTAGTATATCATCATACATTGGCATCATCATATGATTAATTGCAGGGCTAAATCCACTCCATCCGAATGAATTCATTTGCTGAGATGTTGCAGTTGCAGTACCAACATAAGGATCAAAGAATCTAGTCATTGCTGGGGTTGCTTCATGAAATACTTTCTTTATCTCTATTGAAGTTGTTCCAGCAGTCCCACTTTCGAGTGACATGCTGTTATCTGATGTTGCTAGGTCATAAACTTGCCTACCTCTTGATGTAGTTACAGATCCTGTATACCAAGTTACATTTCCACCAACACCAGCCTCAGAGCCATATTCCTTACTTAGTGTAATTAATCTATTTAGTCCAGTTCCATCAATGTCTTTACCTGAATAGTTTGAAGATGTTGAGTCACCTTTAAGTCCAAGTAGGTTTTCTCTTATATTAAATCTGTTAACTTGTGCATTATATTCTGTTGTTGCCTCTTCAAAGCATGCAAAGAAGCTACCAGAGTTTAATTCTATATTTACTATAGGGTACCCCATCCTCTTAGCACACCATTTAGCTGTGCTTATTGCAGAACCAGTAAATATATCATCGTGGTCATATAAACCAAATGGTGTATCATTACTTGCTGCCCATTCAGCATTTCCATCCCATATCTTTATTTGTGTTGCCATAGATTTCCCCTTTTATATAAATATAAACTCAACTTTGTTCAATAATAAATATCAGCTAAAAGTTAAAACAAAAAAAAAGAGCCCCAAATTAATGGGGCCCTTTCCTAAGAATTATTAAAGACTATTTACTAAATAGTGTTTAATCCAGTTACATTGATCTTACCGTAGAATTCTGGTCTTACAACTTTCTTAGCATACCTAGTCATTACACCTTTTCTTGGAGTAAAGTTAGTTGGATCGTATACTAGTGGAGTCATAATTAATGGAATATAAGGAGCATAAACTGCACCAGTTTCCAAGAATTGAGTACCACGGAATCCCATAATAATCTCATTAGACTGCATGTAAGGGTTTTTGTAAACTGTGAATCTGTTAGCTAAGCTACCGATTTTAGTTACACCCATTGCAAATGATTGTTGAGCGCCGTCTGTATCAACACCGAATCCTGAAATAGATTCTAACACAGTAGAAACATCTGGTCCACATACTAAGAAGTTAGCACCACCACGCATTGTTTTTGCATGAATTTTGTTACTTACTTTTTGTACTTTTGTACCTAATGTTGCAAACCATGAAGTTTGTTGATAAGCATACATTGAACCAACATCAGCAAATGCAGTTCCAGCAGCATTTAATGCCTGTCCTGCAGCTGACCATGAGTCAGTTGTATTAGCATTAGCAGATAACATACTTAAGATCTCTAAATCTATTTCCATAGAAATATATTCAGATAACATAGATGTTAATTCAGCCTCAGCATCAATTGAGTGATAAGCATTCAAGTCTTGAGCAAATTCTGGAGTCCAGATTACTTTTAACTTTCTTGTCTTAGCTATGATAGCCTCAGATCTTAATTCAACATTCACTTCAGGAATATTCAAGTCTGTTGCAGTACCTTCAGCATAAGATGTAGGATCTTTATCCTCAAAATCACCTCTTGACTGGTCGTTAGCATTCTTGATTACATATGAAGTATTGATAGAATCAAAACCAAAGTCATCAGACCATGTTGGTAGTTCAGCAGCCGTTGAACCAATAAAGGTTACAACACCAGCAGAAGTAGCAGTAGTAAATTGTGGGTATAATACAAAGTCAGATGCAGAAACTTGGAAAGCTTGAGCAGCCTGTTCATCAAGATTAGTATTTCCAGTTGTAATTACAACTTTCTTAACTCTCTTAGCAGTAACTAAGGTAGCTAATGTTGAATCAAAGCCTACATCAGCAATAGATGCAGTAGATGCAGCAGTTAAAGCGCCAGCAATACCTGTTGAAGCAGATCTGTTTGTAGAATATCCGAATCTACCAGCACCATAAAGGCCACCAGAAGGATCAGTATTTTTGGTGTCTGTAACACCCATAATTTTATCGCCAGTAGCGATGTTTCCAGATGTGGTCCCTCCAGCACCTGAGTTAGACCCATATTTAAAGTCTAAAAAGAACACTAGCCCTGAGGGTAGGTTCATTGGTTGTACACTTACAAAATCTTTTGCAGCAATTTCACCGAAAATTCTTCTTACTAGTGGTAATGCAACACCTGACCATTCTTCTTTACTACCACCTGTACCGGTAGCGTTAGCTTCTTGGATCAATTGTCTAGCTTGGTTTTCTAAAAGAATAGCAGTATTATGTTTTTCATATTCTGCTTCAATTCCTTCTAGAAGGCCAGTCTTTTCCCACTTACTTACGTAAGCTTTAGTTTCGTTGATTTGTTGCCTATAAGTATTTTGAGCGTCGTTTAGTAAGTTACTTACGTTTGACATTTTTGTCTCCTAATTTTTTATAGTAAACCTGCCAACTTTTTCATTCTAGATGAAAAGTTGTTAGATTCAACAATTACGTTTTTATTTGGTTTAGTCGAATTAACGGCTTTTGAAGCAAAACCTTCAGTTACTGTTCTTCTCTTAGTTGGTTTGTATCCAGTTAAAGATTCAGCTAAAGTAGTGTATACTAATTTAACTTCTCTTACTGAAGTAGCCCTATCGAAAGTTTCAATAATTTTCATTTTTTGTGATTCATTTAGACCGTTACTTCTAAATAGTTTGTTTGAGAATAAAAGTTTTGCATTCAACAAATTAACTTCATTGATCTTATCTTTCAAGAACTTAATAGTCTTGTAAGCTTCTTTAAGATCTTCTTCAGTTTCTTCATCTGTAGTTACTTCGTCCTCATCTTCTTCTTGAAGTGCTTTAATTACCTCTTCTAAATCTATTTCATCATCTTCAGTTTCTTCTGCGGGTTCAGCTTCAGTCTCTTCATCTTCAGTCACGGGAACTTCTT